GAAATAAGTATCTCCACCATTTCCCTGATGGACCTACTTAGACTTTCTAACAATGTCTGCAACTCTTACTCGCTCAAAACAGAATACTTCTTGGGAACAGTTTTGTAACTGGGTCACCAGCACCGATAACCGTCTTTATGTTGGTTGGTTCGGCGTCCTGATGATTCCTTGCCTTCTGGCAGCTACAATCTGTTTCATCATTGCCTTTGTCGGTGCTCCTCCTGTGGACATCGATGGCATCCGTGAACCCGTTGCTGGTTCACTCATGTACGGAAACAACATCATCTCTGGTGCTGTTATCCCTTCTTCAAACGCAATCGGTCTCCACTTCTATCCCATTTGGGAAGCTGCCTCTCTTGATGAGTGGCTGTACAATGGTGGTCCTTTCCAACTCGTAGTCTTCCACTTCCTCATCGGCATCTATGCTTATATGGGACGTGAGTGGGAACTCTCATACCGTCTGGGGATGCGTCCTTGGATCTGTGTAGCCTATTCAGCTCCTGTAGCTGCCGCTTCTGCAGTTTTCCTGGTCTATCCTTTCGGTCAAGGTTCTTTCTCTGACGCGATGCCCCTGGGTATCAGTGGTACTTTCAACTACATGTTGGTTTTCCAAGCTGAGCACAACATCCTGATGCACCCCTTCCACATGCTGGGAGTTGCTGGTGTCTTCGGTGGTTCACTGTTCTCCGCAATGCACGGTTCACTCGTTACTTCCTCACTGGTTCGTGAAACCACTGAGAACGAGTCACAGAACTATGGTTACAAGTTCGGTCAAGAAGAAGAAACTTATAACATCGTTGCCGCTCACGGTTACTTTGGTCGTCTGATCTTCCAATACGCTTCATTCAACAACTCACGCTCCCTGCACTTCTTCCTTGCTGCATGGCCCGTTGTTGGCATCTGGTTCACCGCTCTGGGTGTTTCCACGATGGCATTTAACCTGAACGGTTTCAACTTCAACCAGTCCGTTATCGACTCTCAGGGTCGTGTGATCAACACTTGGGCAGACGTGCTCAACCGTGCTGGTCTGGGAATGGAAGTTATGCACGAGCGTAACGCCCACAACTTCCCTCTGGACCTGGCTGCTGTCGAGAACACTCCTGTTGCTCTCACCGCACCTTCCATTGGTTGATAACAGAATAACAATATAAAGAACTGGGGTGGTAACACCCCTTTCTTTGTCTCAAAACAACTTAACAAAACTTCAAAATGACTGCATCACTTTCACGACCTATTCAACAAAGGGGGTGGTTCGATGTTCTCGATGATTGGCTTAAGCGTGATAGGTTTGTTTTTGTCGGTTGGTCTGGCCTTCTCCTTTTCCCTACAGCTTATCTCGCTCTTGGCGGTTGGCTTACAGGAACCACCTTTGCTACCAGTTGGTACACCCACGGCATTGCGAGTTCATATCTTGAGGGGTGTAACTTTCTTACTGCTGCTGTTTCTACTCCTGCTGATGCTCTCGGACATTCTCTCTTACTCCTATGGGGTCCTGAAGCTCAGGGAGATTTCGTCCGCTGGGTCCAACTTGGGGGACTCTGGCCTTTTGTGGCGCTCCACGGAGCTTTCAGCCTAATTGGATTTATGCTTCGCCAGTTTGAGATTTCTCGTCTGGTAGGTATCCGTCCTTACAACGCAATCGCATTCTCAGGTCCCATTGCGGTATTCGTCAGTGTCTTTCTGATGTACCCTCTAGGTCAATCCAGTTGGTTCTTCGCACCTTCATTTGGTGTTGCTGCAATCTTCAGGTTCCTGTTGTTCCTTCAGGGTTTCCACAACTGGACCCTCAACCCATTCCATATGATGGGAGTTGCTGGTATCCTGGGTGGAGCACTGCTCTGTGCTATTCATGGAGCAACAGTTGAAAATACTCTCTATGAAGATAGCGATCAGTCAAACACTTTCAAAGCATTTGAACCAACTCAAGAGGAAGAGACTTATTCTATGGTCACTGCCAATAGATTTTGGTCTCAGATTTTTGGGATTGCTTTTAGTAACAAGCGTTGGCTTCATTTCTTTATGCTTTTTGTTCCTGTTATGGGTCTCTGGACCTCAAGTATTGGTATTATCGGTCTTGCTCTTAACCTTCGTGCTTATGATTTCGTAAGTCAGGAAATTAGAGCGGCAGAGGACCCTGAGTTTGAAACTTTCTATACGAAGAACATTCTTCTAAATGAAGGTCTCCGTGCATGGATGGCTCCAGTAGACCAACCTCATGAAAACTTTGTGTTCCCTGAAGAGGTCTTGCCAAGAGGCAATGCTCTGTGATACACTAGGAGGGGAGACCCTCCTTTTTTAATGATAAATTCTGATACACCTTATAAAGTTGCTGAGATTATTAGAGATACTTGGCCTCAATTATACAGACTAAATAATTTTCAAAACTTAACAAATGTCATGATGTTTACAGTTTATTCAAAAGATGGTTGTCCATATTGCACAAAAGTTCAACAGGTGCTAGAGTTAGCAGAACTCAAGCATGTAGTTTATAAGCTCGGTGTAGATTTTACACGAGAAGAATTCTATGCAGAGTTTGGTGAAGGTTCCACCTTTCCTCAAGTGATTGTCAATGACAAACCTATTGGTGGATGCACAGATACAGTTCAGTACCTTAAGGAGCAAAACTTAGTTTAATGGAAACTAATTTTCACGAAGTTTACAATGATGTTGAAAAAGCAATTGACTATGCTTTTCAGGGAAAATTTGTCCTCAAATTTTATGACTACCTGAAAGTTAAGGGTGTGAAAAAAGTTGAAGTTGAAGAGTTTATTGAAAGTTCTACTGCATCAAATATTAGTAACATAGTTGGAGATCTGGATGATTATCTTGAAGGTGGTTCTGACGAAATGCATAAACAACTTCGTGAAGCTTATGGTCATATCCCAAAACCAGAAGCAAGAAAAATAAAAAATTATTTGTATGGCATCTTGGAAGATGCATGGAAGTATAATTATGACAAGAGGAAAGGGAGACGCAAAAAGGAAACTAAATAACTCTGAACCCGAGATCAATCGGGGTGTGGAATTGTTGTTAAGAAAGAGGAGGAAAAAATCTGAAGAACCAAAAACATTCCAAATGAGGTTTGGTAAGATGATTTCTCTCCTCCGTCGAGAGATACACATATTATTCGAATTTCATTTGGATATTCGGAAAAAGTAACTCTCGGAGAAAGAAAAATGCTAGCAGTAACACTCACCATCGGCACTCTTGTTTCAATAATGTTCTTTTTTGTTGGAGGAGTAATTGGATGGATAGCAAAACAACATTTCTATGAGAGTTCATATCCCTCATTTACACACCCAGAAATGTTTGATCAAAATGGAAATGTAATTCCAGACGAAATTTTAGCAGTGAGATTTGAAAATGACTACGACTACGAGAACGAAGAAGACGACGATTGAAAAACCAATAGAAACTCTTCCAAAAAATCCTTTTATATTTGAAGTGTTGGAACTTACTTCAAAGCAAAAAAGTAATGCAAAAAAAGTAGAAGTTCTTAAGACTTATGAGCACGATTCTCTGAAAACTATTTTTATTTGGAATTTTGACGAAACTGTTATTTCTCTTATTCCTGAAGGTGAAGTTCCTTACGGAGAAATAAACGATCAAACTGTTTATACGGGAACTCTTTCTGAAAATATTAAGAGAGAAACATCTGGTGGTGAGTCTGCAACGGGACAAGATCTTGATGGAAGGGGAAAAACATCTTTGCGTAGAGAATATCAAAATCTTTATCATTATGTAAAGGGTGGAAATGCAAGTATTAATAATATTAGAAGAGAAATGATGTTTATTAATCTTCTCAGAGGACTTCATCCAAAGGAAGCTGAAGTATTAATTCTTACAAAAGATAAAAAACTTACTGATAAATACAAAATAACATTCGATAATATTAAAGAAGCATACCCAGATATTCAATGGGGAAATCGTTCGTGAGTATAGTTGTGGAGAAAAATATGGCAGATACGACAAGAGAAAATCTAAGATATCTGCCTCATGAATATGGATGTGAAATCCTTTTTGAAAGAACAACTATGGCTCAAGCAAAAGATTCATCACTTCCAAATGATGCATATCTAATTTGGTATAATGCGGATGGTGAAACTTTTATGGATGTTACACGTTGTAGAAAACGAGTTGATTTATTTGACTTCTATTACGACAAATATGGTCCAGGATCTGTTCAAAAAATTGATTTTGGATATGGAAGAGTAAACCCAAAAATGTGGGGATATAAAGCACCTGAAAAAAAGAAAAAAAGATGAGTGAAGGATTTAGTGAAGAAAAGATTGAAGTCTCAATCAATAAAAATGAAGTAAAGAATCTTCTTAAAAAATATAAGAAGATTAAAAAGTATATGCGTTCTCCAATGTATAGTGTAAAAAAGATAGACGGTACAGAAAAAATCGTCAGTGATCTTTTGGATAATACTGAGAATGGGTAAGCATTATCTTCTTAATCTTTATGGTTGTTCATTTGTTCTTCTGAACGATGAGAAATGTCTTATTGATTTATTGGAAAATGCTGCGGTTGTGAGTGGTGCAACTGTGGTTCAGACTATCTCTAAAAAGTTTGAACCACAAGGAGTTACTGTAATTTGCTTATTATCGGAAAGTCATATTAGTATTCATACCTGGCCTGAGGAAGGTAAAGCAGCAGTAGATGTTTATACTTGTGGAGATTGCAATCCAAAGATTGGATGTGATATCATCATTCAACAACTTTATGCTCAAAATCACACACTGAGTTATATTGAGCGGTAACTAAATACACTATATCTGGAGAAGTATATGCTCTCTACTCAATATCGTTTACGCCTTGAAGCAATATGCGAACGAATTGTGAAAGGTGAATCTGTAGAGTTAAGTGATATGATATGGGCAGAAAAATTAGCAAAGTCAAATCGTTCTGCCGCAACTATTCTCAGGCAAGCAAGAAGACTTGCTGCAAATCCTAATATGCAGGAAGATAGTCTTGATGGATTTATGAATGCTTTAGACCTTGGAGACCCTGACCCATCAAACCATAGAACAGGATTTCAAAGTGCTGATGATATTATTGATTTCTTCAGT